CAGCAAGTCGTATGCTTTTCTGATAGGGATAGCTTCGGGCTCGTTGATAGTCTCCAGACCTACCTCAAGCCACTCAATAGCCTCGGTCAATGGATTACCTTCAGACGCCTGGACATTGGCTGGTCGTGATGCCACAGATTGGACAAGCTCGATTTGCTTGGCTTCTTTCTTGTAAGCTACAATATCACCTTTGGTGAGTTTCTCACCATCAGTAAGACGCCTAGCTACCTCATTTTTGGCTTGAATGTCAGTCATCTCTGCAATTGCAGTAAAGGTCTCCCTCGAAATCTCACTGCGTTGGTAGGCATCCACTACAACTTGGTCTACCATTATACCTTTTGCTAAACGTGCAATTGTGGCTGGATTTGAGCGCAATACTTTCGCAATCGCAGAACGTCCCTCTTTAGTAAACACATCTACGCCTAAACTTTGGGCAGTAGACCTGATGGCATTTACATCTGTAGATACATTGGGACTTCTTAGGTTGTTTACCTGAAATGCAAGTCGATATGCATTTTCATCTTGTGGATGGAGGTCTTTACGAAGTATAGCCTGTATTGGCATATTAGATACAGGAATGCCCTGAAATTCATATCCAAGTCCATCGAGATACGCAACGGCTTTGATACGGCGCTTTCCATCAATGGGATAGTAAAGATTATGGTTGTTTTCATTCACAAACCTGTTGTCAGGACAAACAATGATAGGGGGAACCCAAGACTGAGCAACCATCGCTATGAGCTCAGGGTCAGGTTCTTGACAGTCCAAGTCCTCCACTGGTGTAATATCATAGAGCTTGAGCATGATAAGTTCACCAATAGGGTCAGTAAGTAACGGAAGCTGAATATTCTTGGTCATTATTTCTTCTCTGCTACTACTGGTACAAACTCTTGAGGATGCCACTGTGCAGTGCGGATTTTGGTTGAGTCTGAGATGTGCATCGGCATGAGAACACTAAAGCAAGGAGCCCCGTTTATAGCATACTGCATCTCAATTGCCGTTGTTTCATTTAGCACATGAAATATCAACATACCGTCTGCCAATTGCGTCAATCGCTCTAGCAGGTCTTTGGCAACCCCAAAAGTTACTGTTGGCTTTATAGCTAGGGGACGAACAATGGCATTCAGATTGGGATAGGGCATACCAGAGCTTATAAATTTATCAACCTCAATGATGTTGTCCTTGCCAATTTTACCTAACTGCACACTGTAACTACCGTTTTCAGGAAATATCTCAGCAAGTCTGCTTTCTTTATATTTGATAAAGGTTAGCAGGAAACCGTTAGCAGTACCTATCTGGTCTTTCTCGATATCAACATTGATGCATCTCAGAATTGGGCGACTATCGTTACTGTATGCAGAGTTCAGTAAGTGCTTTACAGTTTTGGCTTGCTCTTTTGAAATTCGTTTGAAGTCACCCATTATTCTTCGTCCTCTTCTACAACAATGATAGTTACTTTCTTGCCACCAGTGAGGATAATGCTTTCGTTCACAGAGTCACTTGGATAATATTTTTGGAGATTGATGTAAACATTATCCTTGGGAGCACCAGATATGATGTGTACTCTACTACTCTTCGCCATCTTCTTCACTTTCTGGAAGGTCAGACTTGAGCTTTGTGACCATTACAGGAATACCCATATCAACAGCCTTCTGTGCTGCTTTCTTTACCCTATCGCTCAGATTATCTGAGCCTCGTGGTGTAGTGGCACGAAAGATACCAATGGGAAGAGCCATGAACGCCCCAAACAGCCATTCTGGTTCATCCATACGTGGATGTACCTGATACGACCAGGGCAGACCTGTTTTGGGGTCAGTGGATTTGACATCCCTGTAGAACAATCCCATGTTTTCACGAGTGTCATAGAACTCTATCTCGTGATACCACTGAGATGTACAGGTCTCAATCCATGCTGGTGTGAACGGTAAATTGTGGATATTCTTGTAGCACTCGTGCAGATTGTAGGCTGGCTCTTTACAGTTATTGATTTCCTCACGCATCTCATTGGCGCTCTCGTCCTTATAAGCTGCGGCATCTGTACACATATAGTGTACAGAATAGCCAGGAGTGAGTAAACCAATATCGACACTAGTAGGCCAGCGCCGACTAAACCCCTGGAGACAACCTTCCTGAAAGAAGTCGGCTTTGTACTTGTAGTACTTGCGTCCCACGATATCATAGATATCTACCACTGGCTTGCCATTGACCACTACAGGGTTTCCAAGCAAGTCCAGTTGTGGGAGTAACGTCATGCCCTTGTAACCAATTCCAAGTGCTACACGGTCTAGCACCCATACAGGGCATAGTGTCAGGCTCTTGATGGGAATACCACCCTTACCAAGAGGCCAGTAGTGATACATAGCGTCATGCGCTAATTCTCCGCATCCTCTAGTAGACAACACTGAGCTCACCAAACTCATCTACCTCGCTACGCATACTGGTGATTTTGCCTACACGTGCATCGGCTGTCCATTCATAGTCACCCTCTACCCATCCACGAGGCCCTTCAAAACCACGCTCACAGTATCGGCATGGAGTAAGTATTAGTTCCCCATTACCTAAAACAACAGTGACCACCAATGTGCCGAAACAAACAGGGCATGGAACATGCTTGGCTGTCCTATGTGTCTCAGCATACCAGACCAACTCTCCAATTTGGAATACTTCGTTTTGTTTTACCATGTGGTTATACTTTATTATAAACTCAGATATCTGAGCTTGTCAAGTAACAAGCGGTCTCTCGACTGGCTGTATCTTCCAGCCAGCAGGGAACTCTTCTTCGACTAGATAACCATACTTCTTACCAAGGGCTTTGGCGCATTCACGTGCTATCCCAAGGTCAGCACAATCAACTATCCAGTGTGACATGCCACCCTTTTTGCAGTAAATGGCATACCAAGCCTGAGTAGTATCATCCACTCCAGGCTCAAACCGCTTTACGTAGTGGTTTTGCGCTGGAGGGTCATAACTAGGCAAAATTTCAGTAGCTTCAACTACTAGCTGTATGCTGAGGTATGGCATTGTCTCTGTTCCATCTGAGCAATTTGCTGGTGTGACCACCATGAGCCAAAGAGTACTGAAAGGCTTTTATCTGTTCCTTTGGTATACGGAGATGCCACAAGATTTGCATTACTCCATCGAGGTCAATAGTAGACTCCAGTTTAGCCCTTTCATCAAAGAACGGAGCAAATTCCCAGGCTGGTCTACTATACACCACTGACCTTGACTCAGGATATGCAACTGTCCACTCGAACAATCTCAGGTCATTAGCATAGATATACCATTGATGAGATTGTCCTGCGTGTGTAACATTACTAGGAACTAACTGCACCAACGTAAACTCTGTCATTTTGTGGCATCTTGGTCTTTCTTGAGAACCTTCTTATCCAGTCCTATAGCTAGAGGTTTCTCTGGTGTAAGCTGGACAGACAGTAAACTGGTAGTACCATGCATATCAATAGTTTTGATACCGTTCTTCCACTGAAAGACATCAATCGTAGTACCATCTGGAGGACAGATATCTAACAGAGCTTTCTTGGTGTCAGTCCAGGTTACATTTATTCTGGCTGCATGATAGAGCTTATAGTCATGCTTGACAAGCAAGTCAAAACTTATTGTCTCACCAGGATAATCTATCAGAATAGATGTACGATGAAATACACCATCCAGTGTATCCACCAATTTTATGAATGGTGGGAACAGTACAGCTTTTATCTTGGTGAGAGGTTGCATAGTTTATCAATTACCTCTAAACAATAAGGTTCCAGATACTTTCGCAGACTGTCATAACCAACCCGATATTTCTGAAATAGATAATTACTCTTTCTCCTTATGCCAGCTATTTTGGCACTGGTTATAGGGATTTCTCTGAGTAGCCTAATGCTAGAGAAACAAGATTTGTCTTCTTTATGCAATCCCCTGCCTTTGACCTCTACCTCAAAAAGCCTATGGTACGAGTCCCACCATATTTTGATAGCGTCTGCTCTACAAACATGATATCCATGATGACACATTCTCAAATTTCTACTGTAGGGTGGTTCATGAATATCTGGTAGCCATCTGCCAGGAACCCAATTACCATTAGCATCTTTATGGGGTAGATATCTGGTATATTGAAAAGATGTTATTGGAGCAGAGGCATTGCGTCTCAGTACTTTGAAATATCTATTCTTTTTGCTCATTAGCTGGCTTTAGCTGATGACAAGTAAGGCAATATAGAGATGCCAATACTTTCTTGAGCTCCTGTAGTGCTGTGATAGGGCTATTGTGCTCGACACTGAAACCTCGACCATCAGCACGCAAAGTAGCACACGCTACAAAGTTCGTAGAGTAATCTTTCTTATGTAAGTTTACATCAAATACACCTGGCTTCTCAAGATTGGATATCTCACGCATCAGGTCTTCAACAGAGTCTTGGTCATATTCCCATGGTGCTGTCACTCATCCCACTGTTTAGGTTCAGTACTAACGATAGATGGTGCTGGTACAGTAATACTTATCCATCCGTACTCAACTTTAGGTTTATCTTTCTTGCCAACCTGCATCAGAATTTGCTCGGCTAAATCACGTAGGTCATATCCACTGCCACAGATATTGAAAGCGCCTGTTATCTCACGCTTTGTATGGGAGTGCTCAATTACTATTCTCATTCTTTACATGCTATATAAACTAGGTCTTTGAGAAAGACATTCTCACAGACACAGGTATCAGCAGGAGACAAAGCGATGGTCGGGTTTGCCTCAGGTATAAACATCGTAGTGTGCTTGACAAAAGCATTGTCGCTGGTTTCCTCATGCTCTTGCCAATAGCGTGTATGACAATTTGGACATTCGTATAAATATTTCATGGTATACTCTCCTCATGGTTGACCTTACAGAGCAAACTCAAGCAGCCAGATATCTTCAGGCGATGATAGCGCTCCAGATGATTATCAGGGGCGAAAACAAAGCAAAAGCTTGCGAAGTAAGTGGTATCTCATTATGGCAATTTGATGAATGGATTGCTAAAGATAACATTGCCATTGAGATGCTCCAGAACGATATTGCTGAAGCTGAGCGCATCAGACTCACTGCTCTGGCTAATGCTCAAGCTGTTTTGCTTAGTAGACTTGTAGAGAATGTTACCATGCCTGGATATGCAGACCATGATATGCAGCTAAAGGTCTTGAAGTATGTTGACAAACTACGTAATGACCTCGAAACCAAGCATGGTGTTCACTCACAGTCTGATGATGCCAAGGAATACCAGCTTCATGGCCCGAAGACTCGTGTAGAAGATAGCAAGATGGCTGTAAAGCACGAGATGTCGAGGTCTACTGTCAACATCAAGACAATGCCTGACGGTTCAGTAGACCTGACACTCCCGCACCAATCTACCATCATTGATATCTTTCCTGAGCTTGCTAGTGGGGATGAGGAAGAACCTAGTCCACAAGCTGCCACGCCGCAGGATGACACTGCCTAATTACACGTTCCAGTTTTCCCACTCTGGTTTGTAGATGCTTCATAGTGAGCAATAGCGCATCAGCCTGTGTTTTCAGCTTTTTGTAATCCTCGTATAGGACATACTTAGGCTCTTCAGGCTCATACTTCTGGTCATCCATTTCCACTCCCGATAAGAAGAGTCCCGACCTTGGAGGCCAACTGGTTGACCTTGAAATCATCCTGATGCACACCACCGCAAGCCTTAGCTAACTCAGCCAGGAAGTCACGACCACCGTGTTCGTTCTCAGGGCCAACATAGATTGTATCTATATGGGTCTTGAATGTTTTAGCGATGTTGATACAACGGCGTGGGTCATCAGGTTCGCCATCACTGATGACAGTGATACCGATACCAGTATCATCTATCATCTTGACGAACTCCAGAGCTTGGTCTAATCTAGTTCCCCCGCCATACTGTACTGGCATACCATCGGCATTCCATTCAGGATATTCACTGAACGAAATTACTGCGATAGCGCCTGGGTTCTCGCCCTGAACCTTGATGAGCTCGTCTTTCAGCACTTCAAAGCGAGACCTACCACCGCGACTGTCACACATGGACATTGAGCCAGAGCCATCGCAGATAACTGCACGTTTGCAGTTCATCCATGTCGATGCTAAAGACTGACCAGATTTCTTGGCTTCGTCCAGCATTGAGCCCTTGACAATGTGGGTAGAGAGAGATTTACTTGGTTGCATTGGCTACTTTACCTACCATAAGAGATAGGAAAATACCTTTACCAAATGGGGTTCCACAGACGCCGTTTGTGATAGCGAATAGAGGATTATTGTGCTTTGATTTTCCAATCTCCACTTTAGTGTCAATTACGATTACAAACAGTCCATCATCAGTCATACCAGTCTTGAAACCCTTACCAGTTGATTTTAGTTCTGGAATAGAAGGCGATTTTATTTTAGCCATTATATTATAAACTTTTGATACGTGCAGATATCAGAATGGTAATAGCAGTTATGGTGTGATATAATCCCTATATGCAAATACGTAATAGACCTCCCACATCATTTACGCCACGTAAGAAATGGGTCAAACTCATTTGTTTTACTTGTGGTAAAGAGTTTTGGAGAGAACCATCTCGGGCATATTGTGTAGGAAAGAAATATTGCTCGGATGACTGTAACAAGTCACGATGGATTGGCGGTAAGCGCCTCGATGGTGATGGATATATGCTAATAAGAGATTACGGTCATCATCCGAATGCACCCAAGAATGGCTATCTCTTTGAGCATCGTTTAGTCATGGAGAAATATCTTGGGAGATATCTCGGTAAAGATGAAACTGTCCATCATATCAATGGTGTCAGGGATGACAATCGTATTGAGAATCTAGAATTGAAAGTTGGTAGCCATGGCAGAGGAATCACTGTACAAGACATGATTACTACACTTCGAAATATGGGATATACGGTTATTCCTCCAGTGGTGTAAAGCCATCACAATTATCTATCCATATTACATCGAAATTCCAAGGATGATTCGCCCAACCCATTTTCTTGCCGTGTGGATTGATTGTCAAGTTCATGTCTTTTGTATTCATGTCAGGCATAGGTTGCTTGCAAGCAGAGGACATCATTCCTAATATTGCTAGTAATGGGTCTTCTACAAGTTTATCAAATGGTGGATGAACACATGAACTGTGCCTATCACCTATCAGTTGCCTACGAAAGATACACTTATAGCAATCTGGCTTAGCCATTTAGATTTTCTTACCAATATATAGGTTCATCTTAGCTTTCGTGCCTGGGACTGAGATAAACCCACCAGTGGACGCAATACCCATCATTTTACCAGTTGATGACTCGCCAATTGTTTCGGCTAAGTCGATGACCAGGATAAGTTTGTTGCCCTTGACCACGGACTCAAGATTGTCAGCAAGCTCAGCAGTTTCGATTTCGTCAAATGTGATTCCTGCCATAAGATTATATCCAATACACAGTAGGTTGCTTATCGTTCATTTGCCAGGACGTAACCAGAGTCTCGCCTTTGGCATTCGTGATATCTGCCCATGAGTAAATCTTCTGCACAAAGGCTCTACCCATTAGAACCTCATAGTCACAGTCGATGACACCACATCTTAGGTCTGGCTTATAGTCATCCTGATAGACTGAGGAGCGTAATGCTTTCTTGGTTCCAGCAGTACTGTCAACCATGCGCTGCCCAATATCATACAGCTTCTTCTGTCTGCCATCACTGAGTACCTGGTACGCCTCATTGATACACTTGAAACGTTCAGTTGCATCAGGTTCCTTGCAGACATCAGGATGCCATTGACGTGCCATCCTACGATAGGCAGACTTTATCTCATCCTGGTTATCTGTAATGGTCTTGATGCCAAGTAGTAGATAAAAGCTGCCCTTGGGTAGTAACGTATGCTCAGGCTCATCTGAGCTCAGTTCTACGCCATCGAACCAATTACGGAGCACATTCTCAGGGAAGACTACAGACCACTCTTTGGTATCATAGTGCATACCAAACGAGGTTCTACTGCCATCCTCACGCTCTTTAGCAGAGCCAACATACAACAGCTTGATTGTGCCTCTGCGTTTCTCTGTGACAATGTTCACCTTGGGAATAGATACGTTCTCTCTGAAATGTCTCAAGATGAGCTTCTGCACAGTTTGACCATGCTTGGGGGCTACAATCCACAGCTTTGTCACCCCATCCCACTTACGTTCATGGGAAGGAATGGACTCCTTCAATTCATAGACAAAGTTTCGGTTGAATGGAGTTCGGACAGATATACCGTCTGGATGTGGCTCTAGTATGCATCTCATAATGGCTCCCCTAATCTACAATAACAGTTTGGTGATGTGCTTCTCGATGATGCCTGAAGCATAGCCAGCGTACCTCCAATGGTTTAGAATAGTCTTCATGGTGTCCCTGAGCTTTCTTTCCACAGATTTCGCAAGGCTGTCGTATCAGAGTTCCTTTGGCAAGAGCATAGTAGAAAGCACGATAGCACTTTTCCTTCTCGGGTTTTTCTAATCGGCGCTTTCTTCGGCACTCACGCTTTTGTATTTTGCGCTCAGGCCTATGATTGCGCTTTTGTTCATAGGCTGAGTAATATTCACGTCTGTTACTACGGTTGTCGGTAACATCATTACGAGTACATTCTATACACTTGCCTAAGTGTCCATCAGCCATTTCTGGATGAATATAAAACTCAGATAGGTCTTTTTCTTTGCCACACTTGAAACAAATCTTGGTTGTCATAGGGCCTCCTGGATATATTATTATCCAAGAGGCCCTTATTGTCAAGACCTATTTAGTGTAGACCGTTCTCAAAATGGTATTCCGTCACCAGTGGGGTCAGTAGCGCTTGAGCTTGCAGCAGGAGTGCCACCAGCGCCAGCAGCGTTCACACCAGCCTTGGGTGAAGGCAGGAACACAACACGTTGCGCCCTGATTTCATAGTTGGCTGCGGGTGAACCGTCCTGGCGGTTCCAGATATCGGGGCCGTTGCCAACCATCTTGCCATCAGCGTTCTTCACGAACTTCATTTGCATTTCACCCTCAACCATCACAGGGTCGCCCTTGTGTTTGTACTGGTTGACGATTTCAGCAACTTTCTTCCAGCACGTAATCTTGAAGAACTTGGTGCGCTCGATTTTCGTGCCTTGAGCATCAGTGTAATCAGCATCAACAGCTAAGTTGAAGTTGGTTACTGCGTCACCACCAGGGGTGTAGCGCATTTCAGGGTCAGCAGTAAGACGACCAACGAGAATTACTAATTCATACATGTTATTGTTTTCCTTCGTAGCAGATGTAGGGTTCAATCCTACTTAGCAGTTGCTCAGCCATGGTCTCGCAATCGTCACGGTTCGCAAGAGTGAGCTCAAGCAATTTGTCAGTAAGAGAGGCAAGTATTATATCACGTGCAGTAGGCTCAAGTGCATCTTCAGGGTCTTTGTCTGCCTCTCGGTCAGCACGAAAGCTATGGTCATAATCAAATGGCATAACTAGCTCCGACATCGGAGTACCATATTGAATGGGATTGACTACTAGGATATCCCATAAATCCATGTTCTGATGCGGTTTATCAGATATTGCCACCAGTGCTGCCTCAGATAATCTGAGACAATCTTCAGGCTCAGTTCTTCCAAGTCTGCTACATCGTCCTCTGGCCCAGGATGAGGAATGCCATGTCCTACCAGAAGGAACTTGTAGACATGGTTCTCCATATCTTTGCGAGACCAATTCTCCTGAAGCATTATCAGTAGTTTGGTATCTAGCTGTTTGTATAGTCCCATTCATAAACCAAGCAGCGGCTTGATGACTCCCAAGGCTCGCTGAGCAAGATTGGGAAGTTCACATTCCAGTCTTAGAACTGGCACAGAGTAATCAGCCATGGATGTATAACCAAGGGCTTCTTGCTCTCGCCATTCTTGTGCAAGACTGGTCTCAGGATAGTTGTCGATGAAGCCATCTATCAGTTTGAATAGCTGTTGGTGCTTGGACGGTTTGTTAGCCATTTAGTTGACCTTGTGAAGTAACATCAGCGAGGATGCCCCTAGAGTGTTCTTGGGTGCATTCATCTGAAACTTCATTATCCATCTGGCTGATGGGATAGGGGTAATGGTCTCGTTATTCCAGAACTTGATAACGCTGTTGGCATTCATGTAGTCTGGATAAAGTAGCACATCAATAGGTTCAAGGTCTGTGCCGTAACAAGCCCAGGTTTCAAATGGTTCACCAATATGGCTAGGGCCAGCATACAACTCACGTGTTGCTTCCCAATTCTTGAAGACCAGTATCTTTCCTACTTTGGGATAAACAGTTACGTGCTGGAAGTATTCAATGACGAGCTTGCAGGGTTTATCCTCACAGCCCTTGAAGCGTTTGCTTTGGATTTCTTCAGACTTGGAGATGTAAGACAGTTTCTTACCGTGTTGTATCCTTACAACCTTGAAACAGTTGGCTGGAGGGAGTTGGTCTATTTCACCCATGTCTTTGTGAAGGGGTCGTAGTTCTTTGCAGGATGTCCACGCCCTGGCTTCTTGGGCTTGGATGCACGACTGGTGATGCCGCTGTGCTCCATGACCTTATGCTCGAACTTCATATTACCAGTGCCAATGGTGGGCTCAGTACCCATGAGCATATTCAGAAAGGCTATCATTATGTTATTGGAAGTTTGTCTGCGTCTCATCGTCTACCTCGTTTGGTCTTCTTCTTTTGCTCAGATACATCTGAGTACTTGGTCAAGGGCGCATTCCTGTGAGCAAAGTGATAGATTGTACCAGCCTTGATGATGTACCCTTCTCCAGGCCGATGCATCGACATGACCATTTTATCTACAGCAGATGTATTGCCAAGTAAACCAAGGAAAGTATGATTATCCAGCATACAGCACCAAGCAATACACCACGAATGCAGCCTTTAGCTGGAGCTTGCGGGTCAACTGGTACATAATAGCCGAGTTCATCATCCCATTCTACCATCAAGAACTTCTCAACGTGGGGTAGCATTGTAATTGTCCAGAGCTCGTTTCAGTCCTTCTTCTCTACCATACTTGTAAGAGTAAGTCTCAGACATGGAACATAACATCACGCCTGTTGCCAGCACTTCTTTAGCAGCATTACGGATGTAGACAATCGTCTTGCCACCAGTAGTGTGAGGCTTGACCACATCAGTACTGTGAGTGACGTTATCTTCAAGCAGCCATATTTTGGCTTCATGCATAAAGCGTACAAGGTCATCCTCATTGGGTTTACCTTTCTTCTTGAACACATAGCTGAAGTTAGGCAAACGATAATGCTCTACAGTATAGAAGAGACCGTTTCCGATTTCAATCATGGAATGAAGGATATCAGTAGTTCGACTATGGCAGGAGCAAAGAGTAAAGCTAATACAACAATGCCTATTACAACAAGCTCAGTGGCATAGATGGCATTATCAGTTTTAGTGTGATGGGTATCGTATCTCATGTGAGCCTAAGCAACACAACAATCACTATGATTATCAGTAGGAAGAGCACTCCAGTGATGTACTCTTTATCGGTTTGCTTGTGAGGCATTTACTTACGCTCGTCAGGCTGACCACAGATAACGCAAGAGTCATCCCTCATGTTGGATGCCATATCGTAGACGCACACACCATAAGGACTATTGATGCACTTCCAATGTCCTAAGAGGAACTTGTACACACGCCTATAATCCCTGTCAATATCAGCACCCTTGACAGCGTAGCAATAATCCCACATGATGTTGTAATTCTTGAACGTATTAGGGATGTACACCTTACCATCGTACATGATGCTGTTATGTATAGCAGGGGGAAGGTGATTGAGCTTACACTCCCATAGGTCAGGACAAGGCGTAGTAGGCAGATTGTTGTAAGGAGGGAAATCAAGCATAGCTACCAATTTCTCCAGTAGGCATTCTCGATAACGATGAACGTGTTATCCCTAATAACTGCCCACACATATAAGGTGTGATAGAGATTGTCCTTAGGAAACAGCGCCTCAATCTCAGGAGAAGCATCAACACGTAGTATATAAGTACTTGTCCTGTCATTTATGTGATAGATGCTACCACCACCGCTTTATCTTGTACACACGTAAGCTACTCTTCTTACGATGGGGAACTAGGAACATACCAGATATAGGGAAGGAAGGGAATGCGATTGGCATGATGTCTATTCTATTACCAAGAGTGGTAGGAGGGGTGTTGCTAACAAGTCTATAATTCAGTCATTGAATTTCAGTCATTGAATTTCAACGACTGAATATTGGTTTAGATATGCCAGCAGCAGTTTACCCACACCATTCTAGCCATTTCGTCCCACATATCCTCTTTATCTTCTCAAATGTGTCCTGCCCACCTTACTAAGTCTTTCTCCCAGGCAGTTCTATCACGGTTGAAGTGGTCTCCAAACCAGGACAGCCACAATCCCAACTCGTGGGCTTTTCTCAGACGTATCTGAGTCACTTTGACCTTATAGCCAAAGTTCTCAACAAACACCTGACGCTGGTCTTTACATGCACCTTCTAAGACAAGCATGTGATGGGTCAGTATGTTGGTTCGGGGTAATTGTGCCATAGGAAATAGTAGCTACTGATTGTGTCCCTGCAAGGGCTGGTTATACTATGCGCCTGTGTCCGTCTTAGGGCCAATGGCTCAGCAGGGACAAGTAGCCCCTGGCACAGCGGTGAGTTGCCATGCCAGGGGCAATAATCAGTAAATTACTGAGTCAGAACCACAGAGAGCTTCTGCTGGCGCATCGTTGAAGCGAAGGCCAAGCGAGCTACGTCTGTGTCATTAGCCAGGAACCGTGGGCGTAAAATCTGTCCACCTTCAGTCATCACACGGATGGGTGTCACCTTATTGAAGCGCACCAAGCTGATAGTACCACCACCAGCAAGGGGAACAATCAAATCAGATGCACCAACGTTGATGCCCTGTCCTGACTCAACAGCATTCCCAATAATCTCGGCTGTGTTAGCCCTTACGTCCTGGCTAAAGCGAGAAGAGACACGACCAACATACAATCGTGCATCATTCGCAGCAGCCTTATCGGGGCTATTTACAACCTTCATCACCTCTTCAGCATCGCTCAGAAGTTTCGGGCCGATGCTTACAGAGACATTGTTGCCTTCCAGAATAGCGCTCAGGCAGCGGCAGTACCAATACACAAAGGGGTCTTCATCACTGTGAGTGAAGATAGGCTCCCATGCTTTAGCATAGAGCTCGCCACCATCCAAGTGCAAACGGCGATAACCACGAGTGTTGGGAACATCTTTACCATCAACAGTCAGGAATATCGGAGTGCCATCTACGTCAATGGTCAGGTCATCTACGCCTGGAACGAAGTCATTTCTGACATACGCAAATGTACCTGTGCCATTGGAGAAAGCCAACTTTACAGTTGGAGCAACAATGAGCAGCTTTGCACTGCCCTTGATGCCGCCAGCTACCCACTTAGCAATACCATTGAGAGCCGCTCGACTTTGGGACAAGTCAAGCATGGATAAATCAGTAGAGGGGTTCCAGTCTGAACGGCTATACACGACCAGACGGTGACTCGTGCCATTGGGGTTCTCAAGAACAACGTTGGGGGTAGCGACAGTGGTTTGAGAAAGTGTTTGAGTTGTGTCCATATTTGAATTGTTTACAGCGGTTGTTTCAGTAATCGGATTGGTTCCTGTTTTCTTAGACATGAAAGAAAGGATTTGTCAGTCAGCCTATTTGCTCTTGCGGGAAGAGGCCTTAGGCTGTTTCACAGGGGCGTCCTTGGGTAACTCACCCTTGGCAGCCAACAGCGCATACTCCATGCTAGTCATCCTACCTAGCTTGGTCTTTGCGTCTTGCTTCCCTGCCCACGTGCAGTACTCTCTGGACAAGTCTTCCTTGCCACTGCCATAATAACCAAGTTCAGCAATAGCACTAGCCTCGTTCACATCACGCCTATTCCATGTCTTGCGCCATATCTGATGCATGATACCCTTGATACGTGCAAGCCACTCATTGTAGGGCAGGGCATAGGACACAGGCACAATCTTGCTATCAGCCTTGACTATGAAGCCATCTGCATCAACCTTCTTTAGGTCAACACGTATGTCATAGTGCTTAGTCTTGTTGAAGTCAAAGCTGTACTTAGCCATTAGCTCATCAAAGACCTCTGCTACTAAGGGCTCCAGTGCTTCCCATGTGCGCTCGTTCTTAGGCATAGGAGGACGTAGATAAGTACCTTCCTCATCGACTAAGCCACGTGCAGCATGTGTCTGCAAGCCCCACCAGAAGTCATGCATGAAGCAGATGCGATTTGGCTCACGCTTAGGGCGTGGTATCCAAATGTCACCATTGACCATAGCATCAAAGCGCTGCGTAGTCTCATCAAGCCACTCTTTACCAATGGCAGAGAAGACGTTGTTAGCAGCAGCATTGTCCTGTGCTACTTGCTTAGTAGCCTGCTCTATACGTACTGCCCTGTCAAGGGCAGCCTTAGCAGCCTCAGCCCTGAGGTATGCAGGAGAGAGCATCGCTAGTGCTAACTTGCTCTTTGCAGAAGCAAGCTCGTGCTGTAGCATATCAATGACATCATTGTCACGATAGCCTTCAGGCACAGACATAAGCATGGGCAGAGTCTTGCTCTCAATCTTCTCTACCTGTGCTTGCAAGCATGACACATCAACGTACTGTGCTTGCTCGTCTTTAGCAAGGGCGATTTCTTTCTGCACTTTCTCAGCAATCAGTGTTTCAAGACGAAGCAACCTTGCGGTTACATCGCTTACTGTGCTAGGGGCAGCAGCAGCAGGGGCTACAGGTGCAGCCACTACAGGCGCTACTACAATGGGCTCAGCAACAGGCTCAGGCACAGCAGGAAGCTCTTGCTTGGGATGATATTCCACATCATGGAAGTACTTAGCATCCTTAGCCTTGCCGTTGAACTGAAACACATCATGGCAGATTGGGCATGTGTACTCTACGTACCCGTTAGATTGTTTCTTACCAGACATTGTTTGTTATGCGCTCCCACGCATCTTACAGTTTGGTATAGCAGTAGTGTGCTACGCACTTGCTTGCACAGTGCAAGTCATTCAGTTGTGAGCAGTGCTAGTCACTGCTTATCTGCCTATGCTCCCTACACAGGCAGACTAGAGCAAGGATTAGCGCTTATTGAACACAGGTTGATGTCTTACTGTACCTGAGTGATAGTACTGCTCAGGCATAACACTACACTCAACCAGTTCCCATCCCTTAGGGGCAACAGGCTTGCCATCTTTGACCTTACACACGCACATGCGTATGCACGTGCTGTCCTTAGTAGAACGACACTCAGCATAAGTGGTAGCCATGTTATCCTCCTGGGAAGAATGTCGTGAGCGTAACAATGAACTCAACTACGATGTTGTAGAGAGCCATTACTACAAGGGCGGTTATGATGCCAACAGCAAACATCAGAAGGACATCCCATAGCGCCTTTATCCATGACAAGTTGCGCTCACGTGGTGGGTCTAAGTCAACTCGCTTGACCAGACCGCTTTGGGTTATTCGATACACTATCTTGGACATTCGTGCCTCCTTTCAAGGCATGGGGGTAGGCCTCCCTCCCCCTGGGGGAGTAGGGGGGAGGGGGGATGGGGGCAGGGGACTACGGTATCTCTGCCTTATTGTTTTATTGATGATATATAAGGGGTATGTTCACTTTCACATCTCCCCAACCATCAATAACACTCCCCCCCAAATTTTTTTGCCCGAAAATATGCTATAATCGACCTACCCAACAAGGAGATGAAATATGGAAACGAAAACTGTACTTGTAACCGATAAGACTCTCATTGAGCGTCTTACTGCTCTATGGGATGGTAAAGCTGATTACGTGCTTGATGGTGGTCAGCAATACCGAGTGATTGTTCCAGACGACGGTCTGGTCAACTTCTACACGGACGTTGACACTGCCAAGACCGCCGCCCAGGACGTGAAGGATGAGAAGAACGCTGCGAGGCGTGAGGCGAAGGCAGACGCCAAAGAAGCCAAAGAAGCAAAGGGATAATTTAGTCAAATTCAAAAATCGTAATCTGTCACTATCCAATCAATAGTGACAGATTGCGAAAATTTTACACACGAGGTGCTACATGACGATGACGCAAGAAGAGACAGATAGGCTTACAAAGCTGTGGGATGGACAGGCTCAGTATGTGGAAGATGGGGGAATGACGTATCGAGTCTATCTTCCTAATGGCAGGGAGCATCCAGTGTTTGCCCCAATGACGGAACAGCAGATGTACGGTGGCACTAGTATCACGATGCCAGACCCTCCAAAACGAAAACCGCAAATCATGTCTAAGAAACACACTGACCTGGGGAACTGACATGGATGTCGTGACAAAACCAACAGGGGAGTTGTACGAAACGACAGACCAGATTATGTGCGAGGTGCTTATCATGGCTGGCTTCAATGCCGTGAGTATCAAGCCCACCAACGATAATGTCAGTTTGGTCTACGCCTTCAGTCTTGAGGAAGTCTGGCCTACTATTGAAGCGATATTGAGTGGCAAGGCTGACTCCATGACATTCAAGTATACCGATTGGTGGAAAGCCAAAATAACGTGGCAGATGAACCTACGTCACCACGAACAGGTACGCAGACGCAGATACAAGGAGAACTAAAACATGTCCGACAAATTCATTCAGTACGAACATCACAACAGGATAGTGTGGGTGAACGCTGAGCTCAAAGGTCTTCATCGTGAACACTGCCTGTGCTATCAATGCCTGAAGTTCAATCCAGGAGTGCCAGAGGAAAACTGCCCACTGGCTAACCTGAACTTTGCCGTAGTCCTTGAGACTGGCATGGTTCTACCAGTTTGGGAATGCCCCAAATTCGAGGAAGACCCCAATCCATCACAATATCTGAAATGAAGTCCAACAAAAAGACCATCAAGAAAATAAAGAAGTGTCGAGGACGATGGCTGTCAACTCTCGGATTGCTCTGGTGGGAAGTAAGGATAAACTACTACACCGATGCGTCTGAGATTGCAGACAGGTTCAACCGACTCAAGGATGGCAGGGTAGTTCCAGCTACGGTCACATCTGACTGGCGTTATGGCACTGCTACTGTCTCGATAAACGTACCAGCTTTTCGCGGCAAGAAGAAGAAAGAGATTGAGTTCATACTCGTCCACGAATTTGTGCATATACTGGTCAACGAGATGCGTGAGCGAGGCATGAAACACGAGGAGCGGGTAGTGACGAACCTGACTACCGCTTTCTTCTGGACAGCTAACAGAGAGTTTGTGCGGGGCGCTTAGTAAATGTATTCGCTAACACAAGCGGAATTAGAGATAATCCAGCAGGGTTTAGAGTCTCCTGAGCAACTGGATTATTTCTGCAATTATTGGTACAACAAGGGGGACGGAAGCACCTTCTTATTCGATAGAAATTTCGTTCCTGAGTACGCATGGCAGAAGAAGATAGTCTTCTGTCAGCAGACCCTTATCGTGGGTGTCATGGGTATTGGTTCTGGTAAGACCCTCGGAGTAGGGATGGGAGCCTTTACTTGGGCGATGTCCACTGAGGGCTTCAAGTTTATGAATGGGGCTAATTGGGCGTGGCAATCTCGAATTATGAAAGAACTCATCGAGACACAGCTTATAGATACCCCTGCGGAAAAGTTTATCGAAAATTCGGTTGATACACCCTTCCCGAAACTTACATTAGGTTTCAAAGTTGGGCGTAGCAAGATGCGCTCCACCATGGAGTTTATGTCCATGGATAAACAGGCTGCTAAAATCTTCTCTTGGAGAGGTGACTGGATAAATCTGGACGAGGCAGCACTAGTAGACAACCTCGACCAAGCTCTGATGAACTTGAGCACACGTCTTACTGGTAAGACCGCACGTGGGCGTGAGTTCCTGGGCCGCATGAGCTTGATGACAAACCCATGGGATAATGAGAGTGCTTCACATGTTTACTACTTCTACGACCTTGCAATCGACAATCCAGACGAATGCCTCTCCATTTCAGTGCCAACCAGCGCCAACAAGAACGTCACTGACAGACAAATCAAGAACAGCCTCAAGTTCATCCGTGACCCTGAAGAGCAGGAACGGTTACTTATGGGCTTGCGACCTGAAGGTAAAGGTAAATACTTCGCCAAAGGACGTGTAGCTGCGGCTTCAGACCCCTACCTGAGTGAGTTTGTCGAGCAAAAAGTCGCCAAAGGCGAGAATAATTACAAGCTGATAACCGCTCCTACCTTGGGAGCCGTTGAATACCAGATGCCGAAGACCTCTGACTACTGTTTTCTGCTCGGAGACCCTGGTACTGGCACGTTTCCTGCCCGAAATGCGCCTTGTGTGGCTGTGGTTGACGCCTCGAAACTCCCTGAGAGCCCTGCAATCGTCACTGCGTTCTGGTGGGGCAACGGAAATCGACATATTCAGCCTTTTATTGACAAGGTTTACGAGTATAAAGAGAAATATCGTCCGATTTTCGCTGGTATAGACAGTACAGGCCCTCAGGCTGGCATGGTACAATTGATGAACCTCCAAAAGATATGGGACGGACAACCGTTGCGTGAACTTTGGGGACAAATCCCCATTACAGGTATGGATTTCAGTGTTGGGCGCAAGATGAACATGCTCTTGAGCCTTCGGAATATGATTGAACTTGGTCTTTTCAAGTGGGCCGATATAGCCAAGGGCATCAAAATGCAGATGTACAGCTACGACCCCATGTTAGACCGAGGAGGAGAGCCAAAAATTGCACAAGATATTGTCGCAACTCTCGCTATGGCTGCATTCGTTATTCGAGCGTATTATAATGTTGGAGCGGAAGACGAGAATAACAACAGCCAAGAGACTCTTGCATTACTCGAAGCTGCTGGAAGAAACATCCGTCAACCTGCGTCCACGAGAGACTATAGACGCTGAGCACAACAAAAACCGTGACATACGGAACAGAGACAGAAACTTTAGGAGATAAAACATGGCAACAAAGCTCGACAGAGTAATGATAGCACTGATGTTCTTGGTCTTGTTCATTGGTTCGCTTATCCTGTACTTCTTTGTACAGGATGGAGCAATCAGAGTTGGATTGCTTTGCATGATAGTCATATCCAGTACTGGATTTGGCTACTCCATAGCTCGTATTATCGTGAGGCGATAACATGGCTAAATTCCGCAAGAAACCAGTAGTAATCGAGGCAGTTCAACTCAGGTGGGACAACTGGAGCGAAATGTGTGACTTTGTTGGTATTGGAGGCCTCAAAGAAGGCAAGCCCGAAGGGTGTTTCATTGGGGCAGATGGGAAACCAACTCCCGATAAGTCCTGGTCTGAAACAATCGGTTTGATGATACCTACACTTGAGGGATTGATGATAGGGACTCAAAACGACTGGATTATTCGTGGCGTAAAGGGCGAACTCTATCCCTGCAAGCCAGACATCTTTGATGCTACATACGAGGCGGTGTGACATGCCACCCAAAGACCATCTACAAGAGTTCTTGAAAGCTCTCAAAGAGGAGCTCAAAGTCCCGAAGGAAGTAAATCCTCGCATGAAACGCATCCTCGAAGGACGAAAAGGAAAACTTCCCCCAAGCGTTGTGGTACGATTGCTCGCTCATGGCAACGAGCGCTCAGGTAAAGAGGAAACGTGGCTGAGCCTCGCTGTAACAGCCTACGAACAATGGGAGAAGGAGACATATCCTGAAACTCCGATACCGTGACCATCCTGGTACTTGGTTCTGCCTCTGGAGCGTAGAAGTGCTCTTCTTACTCGGCATTTGGGGTGGTTTGTCTCAGATGTCGGAGCTTTTTGTAAGAAGTGTACTATTCTTTGTTGCATCCATGTGCATGTATGGCATGACGGTATACCACGTGAAGTGGTTACAGGTCATTGATGCTAGGGAGTACAAGAAAGAGAAGTTGAAAGAACAAAGGGAGCTTGAGAAATGGGTACTATGAGCAATAGAAAATTCAATAAGGTCAAAATCACTTGCGATGGCACATATTCAGGTCGGGATAATGGAGTTTTCATGGAAGATGGTACTCGGATAGACCATGTTCGTGAAATTCATCTTCATCTCGAACCCGATAGCGTTCCCTGGGTAGAAATGACCGTAATAGCACCTGACGTGAACGCTATTGCACTTGCACATGTCCAACTTGATGCAAGGCGCTATTTCCGTTTCTCTTGGAACCTGTTTTTGTTCCGTTTTGGTCAATATCTGCGCTCGAAGTTCAAAAAGAACGAGGAATAGGCACTCAGACTCGTCTGAGTACTTGACAACCCTGAAAATGTATAATACACTAACAAAGCTCAGACATCGGAAACAACACATGACAAATAACCTAGTTTTGCTCAAAGTTAGTTCGTGTGAGGAGTGTCTGTGCCTAATTTCATAAAAGTAAATGAACTTCTTGGAGAAATAAAGCTCGGAGTATTCAACCTGGGCTCTATTCACGATTTTCCTGAAAGTGAATGGCACTCTAAGCGCATGGAGTATGACGAGCTTGAGTCTTGGTTCAACGGCGACAAACTGAACGAGAGACAGGTTCAGGGTGGACGTACCGTTGAGAAATACCCTATAAAGATAAATCCTATTCGTGGAGCGGTCTACAAACACGCTTATGCCCTATTTGGCGAGACAAAAGACGACTCCAGACCCCTAGCACCCGCTATTCTGCATCCTGACGACATGAACATGAAGAAAGAGGCGAAAGCTGGTCAGGACTGGATAAATCGTGTCTGGTACAACAATAGTGGTCGTTCTTTGATGCTCACGAATGGTATCAACGCTCAGGTGTACGGAGGTAGTGTTTTCAAGCTATCTTTCGTCCCTGAAGCCAAATTTGTTCCTTCTCCCTTCAGAATTGAAGATGTACACCCTGGAAACTTCGTTGGTATCCCTATGTCGGGAGACCAGTTCAGACTAGAGCAAGGCTGGATAGTTCGAGCCATTTCTCCACATGAAGCCTTCCGACTTTATGGCATGGAGTTTCCACCTGATGAGCTCGTCTACTATGTCGAGTACTGGCAGCCTGACTACTATGAAGTGACTATAAATGGTCGCTTGGTTCCTACTGGTAAGTCAGACCCCACTACGGCTGCAAATCTCTACTATCAGGGTGACAACAAGTTTGGGGCTGTGCCAATTTGGTATATCCCCCATGTTCGTACCAGTGGCTTCTACGGAGACAGTCTGATTACTCAGAACGTCCAGGGTATCGTAGAAGAGATGAATAAGCGTATTGCCGACTATGGTGACGCTGTAAGTGATGACAGCCATCGTTATTATGTCATCAAGAACACCTCAGGTCGTCCCGATGTGTACGAACTAGCTCCAGGAGTTAGGGTTGTCCAACTTCCCCCAAATCCGTCCATCACTGGCAAAGAGGGAGACCCTGACATGAGTGAGCTAGGCGCTGCTCAAGCCTCCACGTCCATGAAGGAACTCAATGAGCAGCTTTACAATCAGTTCCGAAGAGAGGCCTTCATCCCTGCGGTAGCTGATGGCGAGGATGAAGGCTCTCAGAGGAGCGCCTTGACCCTGGCGATGCGTATGTGGCCTTTGTGGTCGCATACAGGTATGGAACGCATTGCATGGGCTGATGCTCTTGCACTTATGGATAATTTACTACTGAAGATGACTTTATCTGTCCCTGAAGCTGTCAGAAGTCAATGGAAACTGCCTACACTACCTGAGGCAGTGCTGGATATGCGTATAGAGCGCAAATGGGCTCCTGTGCTTCCACGAGACAGAGAAATCTTCGTAAACGAGATGGTCAGTCGTGCTTCAGGCAATTTGGGCTCACTAGAGCACTTATTGGCTCAATTTGACGATATTGAAGACCCTGAAGGCGAGTACGCTGCCATCAAAGCTCAAATCAAGGAATTAGCGGAAATTCGTGCTGATGCGATGCCTCCACCCGCTATGGTGGGTGCTGGCGGCGCAGGAAAGCCGAAACCGCCCACAAAACCTAAACCTGACACAAAGGAGTAATAGAATGACTGACCAAGCCCCTGGAAACTCGCCCGACCCGACCCCTGGTGCTCCAGCCCCCGCTGGAGGTACAGGTGGAACAGGTGGAGCGCCATCTGGTGGTACTGATTGGGAAGGCTCCTACAAGGGCCTTCAGACCACTTACAATAAGTTGAAGGAAACATCCGATAAATCAATATTGGATACTACCCAAAAACTTACTGAAGCTAAGGCTGCGCTTGAAGAAGCGAAGCTCGGTCACACTACCAAGGATAGCCAGATGGCTGCCTTGACGAAACAGGTCACTGACCTGAATAATCAAATGATTGCGCTGCAAGGCGGTAAAGCAACCATTGAAGGCGACCTTGCTCGTGCGAAGCTCATTATGAACGACTTTCCTGAGCTCGCCAAGTGGGAAGCCAAGGGCTTGATTGCCAAAGGCAAGGACGAGGCTGAGTCGAAGCAATTGCTCACTCAGTTCCGTGAGACTCTCGCTGGTCAGTTAGGCGTTGACCTAAAGAACCTGATGTCTGGTGCTACCCCTCCAGGTAGTGGTAATACAGACCTTGGGAACCAAGGTGGAAACGCTGGCGATGAGTCTGAGGATTTCGTCTGGAAGAAGCTGATGGAAACCATGGGACGCAACCCCAAAGAAGCGGCTCAGTGGCAAGCCAAATGGGATGCAATACAGGCTAAGAAGGCGCAACCCAAACCCTAAACCCCTAGAGAGGTATTGAAATGGCTGACCCTATCACTGATTATTATGCCGACAATCCTGTCGAGGTTCTGGATAAGAACCAACGTGTCTGGTACGACCCTGACGTGTTGGCCCTCTTCCGCACACGTTCTTTGTTCTCGGACATTGTGACGTATGCCCGAAACCTCGCAGATGTTCGTGCGACTAGCATGACAGTCACGCAAGTGCTGGAACCTCATGCTAACTACAATGCGATTGCGACTCGTCAACTGTGGCTCCCTGCCATGCATATTGACAGTCGGGCAATCGAAATCACTTTCCAACATCATGGCGGGAAAGTTGCCATGCATGAGTACGATGACCTAGTGACCTACTGGAAGGCAAACGGAACCCAAGGTTTACGTGCCATCCTCAATCAGGTCTTGGGTGCAAACATCGTTGACGTGCATGACTACTTAGCACGTAACGCCCTGATTGAAGGTGCTCTCGCCCACACAGGGTACGTGTACTACGCTGGCTCCGCAACCGATTTTGGTGACATGATATCTACGGATGTCATGGACATCTCAATCCCCCCGACCATCCAGCTTGGTATGAAGTACCGTGAAGTGAACGGCGCTTTGAACCCCGATGGCTCCGCTGGTGCAGTGATCTGCTACACCACGCCTGGAGTAATCTTCGACTTACAGAAAGACCCCGATTGGGTGGAAGTGGCGAAATATGCCTCCCCAGGCTCTCTGTTCAAGTACGAAGTTGGAACCTACAAGAACGTGCGCTTCGTGGAGTCCCCACGCCTCGTCTTGTGGAATGCTGGAACTGTAGAGTTCCAGGCTGGCATCACTGCTGCGGCACATGCTGGCGATGGCGCTCCGAACCCTGCCTCAACCAAGGTTGATGGAACGTACAAAGTCGGTCAGACTTCTGGTGGTATCGTCCACTATCTGCAACTGGACACCAGTCCAGACACAGGCACACTGGAGAGCAATCTTCAGGTGAACGACATCATCACCATTCACACCAGCAAGACCAGTTCCTATGGTGCGACTGGCTCAGTTGACCCATTTGATGGTTCCAACCAGTATCGGCGTGTAGTGTCCATCGACACTGGTAATGACCGCATCTGCCTGGACAAGCCAATCATGGCTGACCTCGCAACCATCATCGAAGGCGCTAACTACGGTTACGTGACCAAGGGCTTCAATGTCCATGCGTCAATCTTCGTTGGTGGGCCTCAGGGTGTCGTAACGGGTGTTGCAGCCCCAATCCGTCTGCACACTCCTCCCCCGATTGATGACCTGGAGAGCATTTACCGCTTCTCCTGGAATGACCGCATGGGGCATCAGCCTTACGCTCCAGAGGTCTTCGAGGTCGTCTTCTCGGCTGGTTCCGTCCGTCTAAAAGGGCGGTTGGGTAGCTAGGAGCGTTTCTGATGGCAACTTTCTCCGAAGTCAGAGCTAAAGTGTACCGTGTGCTGGCAGACCCTTCTGCACAGCAGTACGGTGTTTCACTTGTCAATGACGGAATAGTTGCTGCTTTGGAAGCCATACTCCCTTGGGTATTCAAGCGCTCAGAGGTAGTTCTTGAGGCAGATAGTAACATCACAGAGTTCGAGTTACCCGCAGACCTCTACCGTATAACGGCGGTCTTGGATACTGACTCTGGTCGCTATTTGAAACAGAACACTCTGAGCGCTGGTGATAGTCCTGGCTCTGACCTAAACTCGAACCAGGACTGGATGGAGTATCCTGAGGGAAGTCTCAGTCTCGCCAATGCGCCAGTCGGAAATGTAACTCTCCTGTATGGCGCAACGTGGGCGGTTCCTGTGGATGACGAGGACGAATTAGAGTCCCCTGCATGGTGTACACGAGCAATCGTGTTCTACGCAGCGTCTTATGCTCTACTTGAGAAATCGTCATCGGCAGCTAACATCCGACAGTGGAATGTACAGGTAGATAGTGGCACACCAATAATGAACCCAATGAGAGACATGTCCACATACTACCTAGAACGCTTCCGCATCGAGATGGAACGTATGCCAGCCAGGATAAGAGGCGTTCATGGCTAACAATCACATCGTACCCATGATATGTCAGCGGATTGTAGATGAACTAAATCGTATCTGCATCGCTGAGATACCCTACGGAGACCCCACAAGGCTTACCGTAGTCAAGTATGGTCGTTTCCAAGAAGACCCTAACACTACTGCGCTTCGTGCGTCTGTACAGGGTGGTGATTTGGAAGACCCTAACTTGATGGACTCGATTGTGAGCAACCCTACCAACAACGACACCAAGCTCGCTTTCTCACTTGCCCCTCGTGAAATAGGGGGCTCGCAGATGTGGTATCGAAGAGGTGTTGTCAGGTTGGAACTGTTCTTTATCATTGAGAACCTGGAAGAAGAAGTAGCTCGTGATAGGGCTTATACCGTCCTCGGACGGATACAAAGCAACATCGAGCTCTTCAACATGTCAGGACTTACTGATGACTTCGGGGAACACGCTGTCAAGCTGTTCCATACCCAAAACTCCATGTACCAGTCTGGAGGGCCACCCACTTCTTATCTCTGGCGAGGTAAGTTGATATGGGAGTGCCTGACAGAAAGGTCATGGGACTAACTCTACGACTATGAGGTGATAAAATGGCTGTAACTGCTCAAGCTGGTGTCTTTGGGTTTGGCCCTCAGGGTGCGATGGAAGAGGCTGCGACTCTCTTCTGGAAGCACAAGGCTACGCTCATCGACCTCGGCGTGAATGATGATATTCGGGTAGGCCCGATGGAAATCGGCTCAGGCCCGTTCCCTACCTTCCCCTATAAGGCAGGATATGTCGTGGGTGGAGGCGTGGAACTCATGCCTCGTCTGGAGAACTCTCTCGGATGGTTGCTTTACGCAACCCTCGGAGATTGCTCTACTGGAGCGCCCGCCAGTGGTGTGTATACACACACCTTCAAACCGCTTGCGTCTGACCAGAGCTTCGTGCGCTGGCTTTCCCTGCGGAAATATATCCCCATGAAAGAGAGTGACCCCAACACGGATATCGGTGAGCTTTATACCGATGTAAAACCGATTGCCCTCGCTCTCACCCTGCCCAACGACTCGCCCATCACTGCTCGGTGGGACTTCATGGGACGTGAGTTCGCACTCGCAGACAGCATCGCTGGCTGGTCTTGGCAAAACGCCGCTTACGAAAACTGGGACTCAATCCCCGTTGGTTGTGAGCTCGGTGGCTTTATCAAGTTCACTGGTGGTGGCTTGACTGGAGAGGAACTCCCTGTTGTTGGTGCTCGTGTCACCTTCGCAAACCAGAACCTTGACATCCGTCAGGAGAAGGTCTATGGGTCTCCTGCTCTGGAAGATATCACTATCCTCCAGCGCCAGATTACATTTGATTGCACAATCAAATGGAACAACCCTGGACTGTACAAGGCCATCTTGACTGGCAGTAATGTCGGCACAACTTGGTCTTCAAACCCGATGACAGGCTCCATGGACGTTGCGATGCTTGGTACTGGTATCGCTGGCTCAGGAACGCAGAAGTTCCAGTTGAACATCGCCGCACAGAACATCATGTGGCAGATGAATGGCCCCATCCAGCTTGCTGGTGGACAGGCTATCATCGCTCGGTTCACTGGTACGGCTCTCGAACCCACTGCTGGTGATTACGCAACCTTTATCCTGAAGAATGAGACCGCCAGTTACGTCTGGCCTTCCGCTGGCTCATAACCTTCACCACAATTGAATAGGTAGCCCTCAGCCCTCCTCTGAGGGCTACCAAGGTGGAGACATGGCAGAATACGCACCCACGGTACACAAACCGTCTTGGGCTATGAAGCCCGACTTCTTTGCACGTAGAACTCATTTTATAGACCATTTATTACCAGTTTGGAACGAGCTCAGACCATCTGAGCGTGGTACGTTTTATATTCCTGAATGCATTGAAGAATATGCTAAAACCAAGGGCTTTGAGTACGAGACCCTACACTCCCATAGCGTAAGAGGGAACAAACTCCTAGTACGACCTCCAGGCATGTCGCCAATCGTTACCTGTGCTTATGGGGATATGGAGCAAGCGTGGCATCAATTCTCTATGCGACCATTCTTTCTCATGGAGCATGGGGTAGGACTTAGTTTTGAAGTACATCCAGGCTATGGTGGTGGAGAGGGCTTGCGTAGTAAAGTATCATTGTTCCTTCCTCCAAATCAGAATATATACGATAAGACAGCTAAGACTTTCCCGACAGCGCCACAGGTTATTATAGGTACTCCAAAGATGGATACCATCTCACTAGAGATGCCAACCAAGAAAGAAAATCCTACAATTGGGATATCCTTTCATTGGGACGGTAAAGCCGTTTGTCCTGAGGCTGGAAACGCCTTTGACTTCTACCTGGAGATACTTCCAGAACTTGCACAGAAATTTCATATTGTAGGACACGGACACCCCAAAATCATCAATAAGCTAATTCCGCTTTATAACAACTGTGGTATTACTGACATCGAGCCCGACTTCAGTAAGATTATGAAGCGTTGCGATATCTATATCAACGATGCATCGTCAACGATGTACGAGTTTTCCTGTACTGGTAAACCTGTTATAATATTGAACGCACCTTGGTTCCGTAGAGATGTACATTGGGGAATAAGGTTTTGGGATTACACAGACATAGGAATTTGTGTGAACAAACCTAGCCAGCTACTAACAGCAGTTCGTAGAACCATAGCTCATCCAGAAGAATTTTATCCACAAAGACTCAAGATGATTGATGAGTTGTATCCCTACATGGGCAAATCTGCGAAGAGGGCTGCTAGGGCAATAACAGAATACATAAGGAGTAAACGAGATGGAACAGCTTTCTATTTTGAACAAACATGATGAACTGAATGCACTCTTGTCTGGCGACAAGGGTAGCACCACAGGCATCAACGATATTGAGGTCAAGCATCTTTCGTGGCTTGGCTTGAATATCCCCATGGGTGGATGTATTGTTGAGATTGGCTCCCACCGTGGCAAGTCGATTTGTGTTATGGCCTCTGCTGCTAAAGAGGCTGGCAATAACACAGCCAAAATCTATGCCATTGACCTTTGGACAAAGGGTGTTGGCAAGACCTTCGCTCACTACTCCAGTGAGGAAACTTGGCAGATATTCCAAGACCAAGTGGCTCAGATGGGTCTGAGTGATTTTGTTATCCCAAAGATGATTAGCAGCCTAAAGGCTGCATCTCGGCGCACCAAACCCATTGACCTGCTCTTCATTGACGCAAGCCACAAGTTTGCAAATGTACTTGCAGACTACACTGCTTGGTTTGGGTTCATTCCCTCTGGTGGACATATCGCCTTCCATGACTACCATACACGCCAAGTGGGTGTCACCAAGGTCATTGACGAAATTGTGATACCTTCTGGTCTATGGAAGGACTATCACACCTATGGTCGCATCTGGAGCGCTACACGAAAATGATTACTCACGAACAGGCTGTTGAGAAAAGAGTAGACCTTGAAACTGTGTTTCGACACATTCAAGATGGTATTCTGAAGAAAGCGACATACTTCGGCATCCCAACCTACAAATTTCCTCTGGATGCATGGGTATATCAGCAACTCCTGTTCAACTATAAGCCAGATGTCATCATAGAGATTGGCAGTAAGTTTGGTGGCAGTGCTCTAATGATGGCACACTGGCTTGACAGAATAGGCAAGGGGCGTATCATCAGTGTTGATATCTGTGATAAAATATACCCATTAGCGAGACAGCATCCACGTTGTATGTTCCTTACAGGGGCAGCCCTGGATGTCTTACCTCAAATACTTGAGCAAATAAAATTTCCTGAGAAGGTCATAGTCATCGAGGACTCCAGCCATGACGAAAAGCATACACTTGCTTGTCTACGATTATACTCACCCCTTATAAAGAAGGGTGGTTATTACATCGTGGAAGACAGTATCGCCAATCATGGACTACCAAGGAACTACAGCGGCCCCTATCCAGCTATACAGACCTTCTTGAAAGAGAACCACGCATTTGAGGTTGACCGAGAATGCGAGCAATATCTAATCACATGGAACCCTTCGGGGTATCTCAAACGAGTACATTAGGAGACTAACATGCCAGCACGTGTATCACCACCTGAGACAAAAGAGTTTCAACTTGAGAAGCTAGACGAGCGCCAAGGTATTCCAACCGATGAAAAGACCATTGTCACTATCCGTCTGGCAACAGTACGGCAGAACTCCCTGCGTAGTAAGCTGTTTGCGGAGTACATTCGTGAGCTTGCCGACAATAACGGCGGGAAAGAGCGTGTCATCTTCCGTCTTCCTTTGTATGACCTTATCTCCAAGGAAGTCGAGTTGACACTGGTAGGATGCAATATCACCAAGGCTGATGGCAAAGAACCTCTGTTTCGCTTCAAGAGTGATGCTAATGGGCCGTTTCTGGACATGAGAACTGACCAGTTCAACGATGCCTTTGGCACACTTGACGATGAGACAGCCGCCGAAATTCATTCAAAAGTCCAAGAGATGAACCCGCACTGGATTATGGGAGGCGTGGGCGACACCGACTTGGGGGAATAGTTTTATCCCAACAGATGAATGCTCTCAAAACGTATCTGTGGGACTACTTCGGACAAGGTAATGAAATTCGAGCGGGTGGCAAGATACCACCTGAAGAGAGACTAGAGAAGCCTGAAGCCCTTACTCGTTATGAACAAGCCAGGGATTTAGGTCTTCCTTATGTCGCTGGCGGTTTGCTAGACCAACCATTTTGGTGGGTGCAAGAGCATGGTGTAATAAAACAGTTCCTTGAAGAATGGGCTACTGTAGAAAAGACACAAATTGCTCTAGCAGGGAAGTAGGGAGTTATGCCAGCCAATTTCAATAAGCCAAACATGCAGGACTTTGGGAAATATCTTGAGTCCATTTTGGGGCCAGAGTACGCAGTTTCGTACATCGAGCGCAAGACCCCACGTGGTCAGGTGTTACCAGAAGCGAGTTTCTTTCACATCTCGCATACTCGTGGCAACGAGACCGTATCCACCAATCTCAATATAAATCTTCCTGCACAATCGAACTTTACCACCAACTATGGCAATCAAAATGCTGCCCCTGTGAATGAGTGGGCTCCGCAGTTGATGACACGTAGAGGCGATTATGGCTATGTGTTCGCTGGCACACTTGAAAGAAGTTATCAGCTAGGTGCTCAGCAGGGCAATCGTGCCAGAACCGCTAAAGACCCATTTACTATCCAACAGGTACTACGAGGCCCGACAGCTAGTTTTGCTGCGGCACTCTCCACGTCATTCGAGACAGTCCGTACTGAAAGAGCTCAGGGCAACACTAATGCTGACGTGCAGAGTCATTTGTACAACATCGCTGCTGAAGGTGCTGACGAGAATGCAGACATCTCGGTAGCCGCTGGAACGATGCTCATCAATAAACGCTCCGCTCCATCGCTTGTCCAGAATGCTGCTAAGACTCTTCAGCTATCCAACGTCTTTGCAGATGAGAAGGCCGCTGGTGTTGCTCAGATGGAACAGGCTCGCCGTATGAATGAGTATACCTATCATACGATAGAGACCAATGCTCCCATCTACGTACAGGCTCCTCCTGGTCAACCCAACTATACATCCACCTTTGGCTCAGCCCTGAGAGAATATGGTTACGCTCAGGACAGAGGTATGAGTGGTGGAGAGACCCGCCGTTTACGTGAGTACTTCCACTATGCAGCCAGGGGCAACCTCGGATATCTGCCTACGTCTTCGATGTCAAAGCACTTGAACCTTATTGAGGGCAGAGATACAGCCGAACCCCTGGACTTCAATCGACAGCCAATAGCTCCAACCCCCATTCCGCAAAGGGGCTTTGGTGCTGGCTATCGCCTTACTACAGCACAGGTAGGTGGTCGTATCCCTGAGGCTGGATTTGTCACGACTAATCTCTATACCCCACAGGAAGCCCTACAACCTGGAGGCGGTACACTTTATCCAGAGAATATGGGGATAAAGATTGGCGCAATGGGTTTTCGTAAGACCCCAAGCTACGTTGTTGCAGAAAACATTGAGGGGCTAATCCAGGGTGATATCAATATCAATGTCCCACACCACGCTGGAGAGATTGTTCCATCAAGCAATAAGTGGACTTATGCGAATGTCTCCATGGGCAGGATAGTAAACCAGAAAGGTCAACTTGAGAACCTTCCAGAAGTTCCTCTTGAGGAACGCATGGGAGCTCAAAACCTTATCCTTGGTCAACACCAGCTAGTCATCCCTAAGTATCGTAATGCGTACTCAGGCTATGGCGAGTCCTATGACCCTGACCGTCTTGCTGCTGGTGAGCTCAGAGAAGTTACCAACAAAGAGATAGCCGCACTTCAGGCGAGGCTTGGGTTTGGTGTTACTACCAACGAGACAGTCAATAAGGCTTACCTGGAGTTTCCTAACTCATTTGTTGACGTAAACGCTAAGTGGGCTGGAGAAGGCGAGAAGATTGGTCTTACCGAAGAAGCTGGCAGACCAGTAATCAACGTTGGCACAAAGTCGCCTATTCCCATCACTACAACGTCCATTGAAATAAAGTCATTACCAGAGAAGATGATTACTTCCCTCGGTGGATTGAATGCCACTCGACAAGAGAGACTACTCTCTCAGTACGCTGAAGACCTCAGATTATCTGAGCTTCAGAAGACTGGTGCAGAGGCTCAGGCTCTTGCACAACAGTACGAGGGTGTTACTACAGTGCTTGGAGAGACCAGAACAGCCAGGGCTCAGAACCCTGCGGCTCGTCTTGATATTGACCGCATGAGTGAACTTATGGGACTACCAGCGCATGAGGTTGGTAGAGATATCCTACAGCGCATCTTTCTTGGTGGTAGAACTACTCAGCAACTTTCTCAGATGTCTGAGACTGAACTCAACACCATGGCTCAGTCTCCTCAGAACCTTACAAATCTGAGGAGATATGGCACAGGCTTTGTGGGTTCGGACATGACCACCCAGGTATCCAGGATGTATGAAGAGCAAGAGTATCAGACCCTTCTATCTCCCTATCAGCTTGCCAATCCCAACATGGGTGCTGCTGAGTCTGAAGCTGCATTTCAGAAACAATTTGGCTTTGCAGCGCAAGCCGAGAATGGTCAGAGGATGAGGACGCATGGTATCCCTGGCTTTGCGGTTACAGGTATATCCAGTGCTGGCCTAGAGTGGAGCGGTGGTGGTAGAGCTAATGCTGAAATCGCTGGACTACTTACAGCCAAGGCTCCTGACTACGCTGCTGCTCTTGGACTGTCCACTCTTGATACTGAAGCTGCTGGTAATTTGTCACGTGGGCTTGAGGCTCAGAAGATACACGAGATGAGGAACCCTGCACGATGGGGAGCGGCTCAATTGACCGCTCTATCCATGGTAGATAGGGCAAGAGGAACCTCAGGCTTTGAAATACCAGAGTCTACAACCATCACTGAGCAGATGGCGAGCAAGATGTCATCGGACGTGGGCTTGATGTCATCCCTTGGTAGGAGTGGTTCGACCCTTGCGGGATTGACAGCCTTCGAGTCTAAACTTCAGGAATACTTCCCGAATGTAGAACCTGATACCCTGAAGACCAGACCTCTTGCTTTTGAGACAGCGCCAGGGTACTACCTACCATCCACTCATGCCATTCGTACTCAGGCAGAAGAGAGTGTCACTGGAGAAGATAAGACCCGATTATGGAACATGGCTCAGGGTGCTATTCGCCAGGGCATTGAGGGTTCTACTTACCATGACCCCGATGCTGTCATGTCTGGTGGGAATAAGATATATAACTACCTCGCTAAGAGGTTTGGACTCTCCGAGGGCGTGAAGACCGAAGGCAATAAAGCACTGTTCGGAAGCGATGTGCCTATCACAAACGCTCGTTATTCATACTGGCAGGGCTTGAAACAGAACGAGGTCTATGTTCCTGAAGAGCTCGCCAGAGCATCTATTCGTCATGGTCTTACTGGCATTGGTGTTGAACCAACTGAAGAAGACGTAAACCAGATGTGGAACGCTATCCAGGGTAAGAACTCCAAGATACGGATGCCCTCAGCAGTGAAGCAATACGTCAAAGAGATGGGGCTTCCTATCTCTGGCGGTAGATGGCCTCTGCTAGAAGGTAAGGGCTCTGCGTTCTTTGGCAACCTTGTCACAAGTCAACAGCTAGAACGTAGGGGCTCGGCAGTGCCTATTGCAAGTGGTATGTCCAACTCCGTCTTTCGTATTGGGGCTGGACTATCCTCCATTCTTGGTGGCGACTTTGACTTAGACCAGTTGTGGGCTGCGATGGGCATCACAAGTGCTCGCCGTGGGAAGAGTGGAAATTTGTCCGTACAGTTTGGGGCATTCACCAGAAAGGGCGAGCTCAGACCAAGCGTTGAGACTGGTCTTCGAGAGGTCGCTGGTGTCCCTTATCGCAAGATACTTGAGGGACTATTTCCCTCTGGCATGAGTGAGCAATTTGACCCGCTCTATCAGAACATTCTAAAGACTGGCTCTGGTGGCATGGCTGCCATAGCTAAGCTGATGGGTACACAGTACGACAAAGCTGGCCTATATCCATACCAGATGCTCAAGGAAAGCCTACAAACATGGTCGGGCTCAAAGACCATGATGGGTAGTACTTATAACTACACTAGGGCAAGAGAAGCTCAGCAATCCGTCAGTGGATGGACGACTGAACAAATCATGCAAGCTCGCCGCACTCGTGCTCAGCTATACCAGCCATTCTTGGATATCTTAGCCAAGAACCCAACACCACTGGTGGAGATGTACCAAAAGTCTTTCTTGTCAACAGGTACTAGCGGTGGCGTTGGAACCCTTGGCATGGGATGGGGTTTGACGAATGACAAGAACGATATAAACTGGACGAGTAAGGCTGCTCAGAATAACCGCCTGGACAAGGCGAGTATCATGCAGACTACTCAGAACATGCTCTACTCTGCCATCCAGCCAAGCAACTTATTGGGCAAGCAGTTCTTACCAACTCCAGAACTTCTGGCAAGCGACTTCTCTCCTGAAGGCTCACGAGCGTTTGTTCCAGCATCAGGGCGTAATCCACTCGATGTGAATATGTGGAGAGACATACAGGCTGCCAGGAACGCTGGTACTCCGAATTTGGAGATGGAGCGCCAGTACTATGAGCAGACAAGTCTACAAGAGGCACTCACTGGCCCTTATCAGGGCAAGGGAACGATAGTCGAGAAGGCTCAGGCGATGCGTGATGCTGGTATGGATTGGTTCAGGGCCAATTACGCTCAGGACGAAAACCGCCTCAAGATGTTCAATATGCCTATCCTCGGAGCTATGTTCGGCAAGGCTGTAGCATCGAAGGCTCTCAATGAACCTGGGTGGCAACCTCCAGATGCATTTGCTCAGACTGAAGAAGGGCAATTACTCATGCAGAATGCCGCTCTTCAGCAACCACTCTTCAATATGATGAAGGGTAAATTATTCCCTGCTGATACAGCTATGAAGTTCATGCGTGGAGCTCAGAACCTTGGTAGGGGTGTCAATAATACTCTTGCATGGGGATTGGGTAACATCCAGAACCTATTGGGCTTTGGTAAGATGGGGCTGACCTCTGAGCTCGGCACGATGTACGAACAGGTAGCAGATATGCCTGTAGAGATACGTGGTCACGAAGTTCCAGCCCTGGCTGGAGTCGGCCCCAAATACGAGACTAACACCACATTGGGTAAGAGGCCTCGCCAAGAGTATCGTGAACAGTCCCTACTTGCATCCAATGTTTATTCTGTTGGAAAGTTCCTTGGATATCAAAATCCATTCAAGCTGTCCAATATGCTTTTCCCATCTGAGGGGAATAAGTACCTAGAAGCTGGCACTATCATGGAGGCTCGACTTGGAGCTATCATGGGAGAAAAGGCTGGATGGAAGAGTGTCAATCCCATGCGCTATAACGAAGACACTGGTAGACTCGAAAGTGTGGAAGCCAGCAATCCTGCGTTCCCCTGGTCTTCTCCGTTCACATGGAGAGGTAAACTCTCTGGTCAGCAGCATGAAACCATTGTGTCTGCAACCGAAGACTTTGTACACAATGTACGTAGACCTGGGCAAGAGTCCTTCATGCAATTCGAGGAACTCAAGCACGTAAGCGCTGGTATTACACGAGAGCAAATCATCAAAGAGCGTCTACCAGCAGCCAAGCTACAGTCACGTGTTACTCCCTGGACAATTGAAGAAAACCTGAAGGATGTTGCCAGGGGTGGTAAAGAAGGTGAAGCTGCCGCTGAGCGGATACTCCAACCACTGCGCTCACGCTTTGAGACCGAGGCTGAATATAAAGAAGCACAAGAGAACTTATTGGCTGGTCGCTTTGGTTCTCGTCCGACATTCGTTCAGGCTGGTAGTCCATTGGCTACTGAAATCGAGAAGGGCGCTAACGCCGATGTCGGAGCTATTCAGGGTATGATTGAAGAGCAACATCAGCCTGGATATTGGGGCGCAGGGATTACCACTTCGTATGTCTCTAACCCTACACAGCACGATGAGCTTACACAGCAGATAGCCGCTGGCTCAAGAGATGTGCTGGCTGCCAGACCAAGGTCGCTTGCCAAGATGTGGGACATCGCCGCAGCCGCTCCAGCTTATTGGGAACAACGTCAGAAGCAATTACAGGCGGCAGGACAACCTCTCTCTCATGTGAGAGCGATGATGGATACTGCGGGTGCTGCCTACAAAGCCCTACGCTCGATTGGTGTAGGCGCTTACCAGGACTTGACACAGACACAGGCTACAGGCCCCTCTGTCATCCAGTCTGGTATGGGCTCTGCATTTGCAGGAATGCCATTTATGCCACCTATGCCTGGAGCAACTGGTACTACTAGTGGTACTACTCAAGCTCAGACGCCTCTGAGTCAACAGGCCACTATTCCAGTGCAACCTCCCGCCGCTACCCCTCCAGCCGCTACCACTGTTCCCACTGCCATACCCACCACTCCAGTTCTTGGTGGCTATACTCAAAAAGATGCAGAAGAGTTAGCTCGTCTGGCTGGAGAACAACGTCAGGCTCCGACTCTTCTTGGCAAGGCACGTATGGAGCAACTGATAAACAAACGACTTGACAATAGCAATTTTGTCAATCAGGTTGGAAGATACGCTCCTCCCACTGGAAGTGGCGCTCCTACGGCTGGAACCCCTGTAGCCCCTGGTGGCACAACTGGTGCTCCTGTTGCTCCAAGTGGTGGAGTTCCTTTGGCTCCCAAGCCTGGACAGGTTGACCCAACCGCTCAAGCTAACAGGTTCTTACAGCAGTACAACCAATTCTTCCCACAGACGAGTTCTGGCGCTCCAGACCTGAATAGGGGAGTTTATGCAGCTAATCAGGCTCTATTTGCAAAGCTAGGCGCTGTTACTGGAACCTCAGTTACCACTGTAGCTGAAGCATCTGCGGCATTGGCTAATATGAGCTCCGAGGATATAACCAAGAAATTTGGTGGTTTCCAGAAGCCAGGACAGCAGTTGCACGAGATGTACAGACTTGCTGGACAGGTCATCAAGAACGAAAGTCAAATAGCCTTCGACAAATTACCAGCGGCACAGCGAAGCCAAGTTATAGATTTGGCACGTCAGGTGCGTGACACATCAACACAAGAGGGTCAGGCTGGAGTACCTCTAATCACTGCATCCAAAGCCTTCGAGGTCACGAAGACCAAAGATACCGCTGGCGCTCCTATGGGGTCAGTTCTCGCTGCTCACTTCGAGAAACTTTCAACAATATCTCAGAAGTTATACGACAATATGGAAGCCCTAAGGAAGGGCTCCATAGATTACAACACTGCCAAGAACGAGGAGACTCGACTTGTCAAAGAAGGCTCTCAGATATCGGCGCAGATAAAGACCGAGAAGGTGGGTGGGCCTCTTGAGGAAGCTGGTCTTCTTCAGCGAAATGCCACAGGACAGCTAGAGAGGATAGCTGGTATTGTTCCTCGTGGCATCAAGCAAGCGGAAGACCTAGCAAAATTTGAAGCTGCTAGAAATGAAGAATTGGCTGGTGTACTACCAGGAGAAGCACAACCAAGGGGACTGGCTGGCTTTGGGGGCATGGCTCGCAAGGCTCTTGGTGGATGGGGTATGATGTTCGCTGGTCGTATGTTCGGTTTAGCCACTGGAGGCATGACCTATAGTGGCGCTGAGGCTGCTCAGCTAGAGGGTGTCTTTGGCGGGGCAGCAGGACAGATGTCTGGCACACCATACATGCCATACAATCAGGCACAACGTATACAGAACCTAAAGGCTCTGTATGGCAGTGAAGTTCAGGGACTTCCAGGTCTTCAGACATTTGCTCAAACCACACCTGGGCTATCGGATGTTTACAATACAGCCGTAGCTGGTCTTGGTGGCTTTGGGTATGCAGCCTGGATTGGTAGCCTTGGTGGTAAAGACTCTATGCTATCCAAGTACGCTCCAGCGATTGGTGGAGTTTTGGCGGCAGCATCTCTAATCGGAACAGGTGCTCAGAAAGCTCAGAACCCTGAACCTGTAGGTCAGAGAATGGCCTATGCTTCGAGGATTGGGTCTACTCCTGGCGAGGCAATAGGTCAGATATTTAGTCTTACTGACACTATAGCTCAAATACTAAATCCATCTGGAACCAAAGAGGCTACTCAGGGATACCAAGAAGTTGGTTTCCTTATGGGCCGTGGTGCTACACCAGCTTCGATGGTCTCTCAACTTGGTACGATGCATGGTGGCAAACTTACAGCAGAGGAAGCGAACAAAGCCAACATCAGAGCGATGCGCCTTATTCTTCAGGAAAATCCAGAGCTCTCTCCTGAGGCCGTGGCGAAGGCTTACTCCTTTGGCGCTTCCACTGGCATTGCTCAAGACCAGTACTCCAAGGTAGCCGCCTACATGCAGCAGACTGGTATGTCACCTGAGGTGATGTCAAATATTATGACGTTGACTGGTAGGGGCTACGGAGCTCAATATGGTGGTGGACAACTAGGTCAAGCCTTCCTTCAGTCAATGGGAACGATGACGCCAACGATGTCCAAGTATCTTGAGGCTGGACAGGGTGTACTTCAGCAAATGGGTACTGCCGCTACCTATGCAACTCAGGGCATGGACTGGACTCAATTACAGAACTATACATCTACCCTTGGTCAGTATGCTGGCACACCACAGGCTGGAGTTTTCACGAACCAAATGCAGCAGTGGCAACAGCAAAAGCAGTTCGGGTGGAATGTCCAGCAGCCAAACGCTGCTATGCTAACACATACCCCCACTCAGGAAGAGTTAGGGATAGAGGCAATCAGGTCTCAGAAAGCCGAGAATGTAAGCCAACTGGTCAACCAGATTGGCGCAATCCAGTCTAACTATCTTGGCAGGACTGACACTGAAGCATGGACTACTCAGCAGGGTCTCAGCGGGAAAAGTGTCGGTGAGCTCCAGAAGATGCTGGATGAAATGTCTGACTTAGCTAAGTCGGTTGCTATGCAGCGCTCCCTAGTACCTGGAAAGACAGAACAATATTATCAGGACTATAGAGCTCAGATGGAGTCAATGGTTCCATCAGAGAGAATTATACAGCAGGGTTCTCAAGACCAATTGCTCGCTGCCAGAGAAATGCTTATGCAGCAGGGAGTACCCTATAGTGTCGCTCAGCCTCAGATGGAATATCTACAGGCAAATAGAACTCCGCAGCAAATCACAAGGTTTGCGAAGGAGACTCAGTGGGGTGCTGCCGCCGCCGAACAGATGGCGATGGGATGGTCTCTACGAGAGCCGCAGAAGGCAGATGTTCTCTCTATGCTAAACTGGCAAGCTGAGGTAGCTAGTGGTATGCCAGAAGCCAGGGTAACGCCAATGGGTACACCCTATAACGATTACTATAAGAACATGATACAGGGTATAGCTCAATTCGAGCCCTATGCCCTTACTCAGGGCGTAGCCAATGGCTTGAACATCCCTGGAACTGAAACTCAGATACCAGGGTTTATGGCAAGCCGTGATATTTGGGGGCCGAATGCTCCGATGGGGATGGCAGGAATGCCTCTCAACGCTCCAGCCTTCACTGTGTCTGGTGCATCACACCCACTATTTGGGATGCTACAACAGAACCTCGGTTCATCTATGAACTGGAAGGGCGGGGTAGGTCAGGCATTCTCGCAAGGCTATCAGGTTCCTGGCACTAACTTTGCGATGGCTGGTCTCCAGGGTGCTCAGAACTATCTTATGGTACAACAGGCAGAGAACCAAGCTGCCTATGCTGGCAACTCTGCGGCTCAGTTAGCTCTCGCTATGAAATACACGCCTCAGATGTGGGGCATCCAAGACCAGACGACGAACCTTGGATACGAGCAACAGCGATGGGGCTTCCAGCGTCAGGAGCAAGGTCTCCAGATGCAGCAGCAGCAAGCTCAGCAAAATTGGGGTATGCAGCAGACGCAGATGAATATGCAGCGTGGCTGGACACGCCAGGATTGGGTTACTCAAGACCAGCAGCGTAACCAGCAGTGGGGTTGGCAAGTCGAAGACTTCCAGGAGAATGTACGCTTTATGACAGGGCGTGACCGCCGATTGGCTGAGCGCCAGATGTCTCGTGCTACGATTACCCATGACCAGGAAGGCGACCAGATTGATAAGAACCGCAAGCGCCAGGAAGAAATGTGGGCTCTTGAGGATGAACGCTTTGACCTTCAGAAGCAACAGTTCATGGAAAATCAAAAGTTCCAAGAGGAAGGCATCGCCAAGCAAAAAGAGTTCTTCGAGCAACGTGTAGTATTGGAGACTCAGCTACGTGACCTTCAGCGTGAGTATCAGCGTGAGCAGTGGGAACTCCAGAAACAGATGGTAGGCATTCAGGCTAAACAAGCTCAGGACGCAGCCGACTATGCTACCCTGCAAGCTGGCATCAGTGCCACCATGCTCGAACAGCAGACCATGACTGAGGATATCCAGAAGAATGGTGTAGACTTTGTTACCCTTTGGGACACCAAGCTCAAGGAGTGGGTAGCTCTTCTCGGTGGTACACCACAGTCTGGTGGCAATCCTCCTTCTGGTAATGACCCCAATGTCACTTGTCCAATTGCTAGTGACTGGACAGGGCCAGCGTCACAATTGAATGCTCATATCCAACAAGTTCACATGTCTGCTACTGGCAGCCCGATAGGTGCTGGAGAGCCTCAAGTGGTTGGTGAGCATGGTAAGCCAGAATGGTTCGTTCCAAACGTCAACGGCAAGATTACTCCCTACAAGCCATGGGACTCAACAAGCATGAAATCTACTGTCGCATCTGATAGGAGAGAACGTGAGCCAGCCTTGATTATCGTCAACATCGGCAACGAAGAGCTCAAGCGCTATGTCGTCAAAGCTGTGGAGGAGGAACTGTAATGGCTACAAATAAGTATATCGTCCTTGAGAATAGCAACGGTTCTCTGATAAAGTGGTTCAAGGCGATTGACCTGAAGGTTCCCGAACCACGTACAGATAGTCTCAGGTTCGCCGTAGATGGCACTCCAGACAAAGCCTCTGGCCCAATCCTCAGGGCATTCATGTACGTCCTGCGTGTTCCTGAGGACGACCAGGGTAACGACTATGGAGACATGACAGACCTAAGGACACTCTGGAGATTGACAAATCCTAACGCAGTTCCCTCTGACGTGATTACTCTTACTGACCACTATGGCAGTAAGTTTGATTGCTTCTTCACTGGCTCTTTGGAACCGACACCACTCACAACCATGCTTGAGGGTTCAAACGCATGGCATATCGTACAGATAAACCTACAGTACATCAGGGATAACGAGGGCTCATAATGGCAAGGGATTTCACGCAAGCTGTAGATAAGACAGAAAATCTAATAGACCCGACTGGAGCTTTCCTGCGGAATGCTATTGATATCCCCAACAGCTACTACCTACTGATGAGGGCTGAGGTAGCTCCTTCACGTATCTACTTCGATGACTGGACTGATGACGCCAATCCCATAGCAGATGTAGCAGACGCTATAGGAGTTATCGACAATCCACTTCGGCAGGAGATTGCCTACTCAGCTACGTTGAGTAAGCTCGTCACGTTCTTTGTGGATGGCACTACCCTGAAGTATGTTGTAGATGGCTCTGCCAGTGAGACCTCTCTTGCACTGACGACCAGTGCTAAGCCTGGAGTATTCGGCTCGAAGCTCTTTGCGGTAATCAGTTCTGATGTCAAAAGGTATAGTATTACCTGGGGTTCTCCGATAAGTCTGAGCGCAGCGGAAGCTACACTGACCCCACCCACAGCCTATCCTGTACATGCCGTACATGCCGTGAGTACATCTGAGGCCGTTCTGATTACCTATGACGATGGTGGCTATCGCCCCATTATTATGAATGGTACTACTCCGATTGAAGCTCCTTACCGTTTCATGTTCCCGAAGAGGGTAGACCTTCCTACTCCCGCAGAAGGTGAGCCAGCTAAGCGTGACCTTACTGCTTATGATGACCTTGCTCAATTCTCTGGTGCTGCCAGACTTGGTAACAAGACCTATTGCTTTATGAGCAACGCCTCCATGGGTAATGTTGAAGCGGTCTACTATGACTATGACACCAACACCTGGAGCGATATCTACGTTGCTCTTCCTGCTGAGCTCGAAGTATCTCAGTGTGAGTTCAGAATTGCCAACGTCTACGAGCACAATGGCACAATCTACATGGCAGGACAGTTCATTAGGACTGATGCCTACGAGGGACAGAACCCCTACACGCTCATCCTTTATACTGAAGATGGGAAGACCTTTTCGATTGACAGGTTCACCCTGGTCAGCAACATAGGCTATCGTAGTCTTGCTACTGTGGGAGATGCGAAGCTCTTTATTTCAAGCTGCAATAGGTATGCCAGTGCTGATATCACGTGGGTGTTTGATGGAAAGAATGGCACTGATTATATTCATACCCACCTGTCTGAAAGCCAAATCCTGTCAGCCTCAGACAGCAGCCTGAACCAACTCAATCTCTCGGTTGTATCTGGCAAGGAAGAGTACTTCAATAGCGTCTACCTTACCGAAACTGCTAGACTGAAACTGTATGTAGGCATGAAGACCGCCGACCCTGCCGACCCTGCTAATCCTGTCCTTTATGATGAGTACGTGCTGTATGGAACGTACATCATTGATGATGCAGACTATGGCATCGACCTGGGCTCACGTGATTGCAAGGTGTCCTGTATCAATGAGTCTCAGTGGCGTCTGAGCGGATTGTCCATGCCATTCTACGCAGAGTTCTTTGGTAAGTCTGCCCTGTTTGACCCTATGACCGAAGACAGCGGCAAGCTCTATACTGCCCCTGGTGGCAGTATGACTACCACGAAGTTCTCTATCGACTTCTGGAACCACGAGGGATATACCTATACTGGTGGCGGGTTGACCATTACTCCAGTAGACCTGATTGTCTCTGGTGGTGTAGATTACAAAGAGACTACAGGTGCTCATCACCTTGGATTTATCAATAAGGATGAAATCTCTTCTATCCTGAACCTGGACTCGAACCCCAAGATTACAGCCAACACTTTGAATATCAATATCTATGGCTGGTCTCATGCTGTGTCTGGCGACAACAACGATGATATCCACCTTATCTTTATTGTAGAAGACGAGGACGGAAACGAGAAAGCTCCCGTTATAACAATAGCAGATACACGCCGTTTCCCGAATACTTACCCAACTGCCAAGGCTGGAGACTATCCTATTGTCGTGAGCATCACTAACACTGGCGACCATGCTGATGCATGGGTGATTGGAGACAGGATAAAGAAGGTTGGGCTGTCATTCCACTGTGCCAATGCCACGTGGTTCTGTCCAGCACGTGTAGACTTCTTGGATGGTGTAGAGGTTCCCCTGGTCTGGTCAGACACAAACACCAGTTGGACAAAACAAGACAATGGCACGTTCAAAGTCCCATCCACTGGTAGACCCTTTATCATGTTCGCTGAGAAGCCCTACAATGCATGGAACTTCAACCAGTCTTCAATCTTTGGGAATAGTATCACTGGTGGTATCGCCAATTATCCTACGGCCTGTGGGCTTGTAGGTCACGCAGAGACCGCCTCAGATTACATCGTTGGCAGATATAATAGGACGACCAGCAAGGCCGAGATTGTCCTATGTAGGGGTGGGATTGAGCGTGAACTCGTGAACGCCGCTCCAGGCTTCACTGCCATTGATGACCCTACAGGCGATTGTAATATGGGCTTGCAGTTCATCCACAAGGATGGCACGTATATCCTGAACATGTGGAACTACACCACAGACAATTTTGAGACTGTGGTCAGCTATGACTGGAAAGAGACAGATGGCTTTCAGTTCACCTCTCGTGTTGTAGCCATGCGCTGTGGTATCTACGGAAACATCGCTGCCCCATGGGTGCGTATCATGGGCTACTACGCTGGTAATAGCGAGACAGTCACGAATGCCGATGGCATCCCTGTCAATCCCCTGGACAGCATCTCAGCTTTCCCTGACTCTGGAACACTCAGGATTAGGGAGAATAAGTACACTTACGGGCCGACCACTGGACATCCAGCGAGTGGCAAGATTACTCCACCCACCTACTGCCGTGGCCCCTACCAGTTCCGCAACATGGGTATCTATGCTCCACCCTACGGCAATAACAAGGCTGGACTTGAGTG